CATTTTTTTCTCTTGTTCTACTAATGTTTTCTTTTCGATCGCGGCTTGTTCTTGATTTACACGTACACCAAGAAATCTCATATCCACTAGGCATGGAAACAATTCCATTTCCATTTTAAATATGGACTGTATATCTTGATGAATAATTTCTTTTTTTAATTCCTGCCACAACTCCAGTGTGAGTTGGGCGTCACGCTCTGCGTAAGAGCCAACGTACATTGCGGGAAGTTTATACATTTCAGCTTTAGGGTCCACTCCCCATGATTTTGCAGCTTCATATAAAGCTGTTTCATCTTTACCCTTACCAACATAATCTCGTCCACAACCATTTAAATCATAACGTAATCGATTCTCATCACATAAAGCTGCGGCTATCATCGTATCTATAATTCTTCCATTAATCTTTAAACCTAATGCTCGTAGCCAACACACGTCATACATGGCATTATGAAATATTTTATCGGAGGGTGTTTTTAAAACAGCGGTAAGCCATTTAATAATCATCTTACGATCCATGTTACCACCGCCTTCATGAGCAAAAGGATAGTAAGCACAAAAATCTTCTGTTGCTACGGAAACTCCTACAACTTCACCTACTCCAACAACCGAACCTGATCCCATTCGTATATTTAAATTAGGATCTCTAGTTTCTAAATCAATTGCTATTTCACAGGCTTGCGTTAAATCAGGAAATTCTTCTGGCGGGAGCCATTCTGTTTGTGGCTTGAAGAGAGGCATTTGCATTAGGAATAATCTCTTTCAATAATCATATCAATGTAATGTTTTGCTTTTTCCAAATCTTGTACTTCTCCTTTATGTGCGTGTCTGCAAATATATTTAATAGCATTTCCCTCTGCAAAAAGCAATTTATTATCATTGATAAATTTACTAGGTTGGATCTTCATATCTTTGTAGTGAGATCCTCCAATTTGTTTTTTATAAACACTCATTGCTGCAAGTCAAAATTAGCACTCAGGGATATTCTTTCTCCTTTGGACAAAAAAGGAGCAACGAAATGAGTGAGGGTTGCTGGAAATATAAAAAGGTCTCCTTCTTCGGGAAAGAAAACTCTATTGGAAATAGTGTGAGGCTGAAATTCCCCGTAACTAAAAGAAAGTGAGCCTGGTCCGCCTCCCGTTCCTGTAAATGTTTTATGTTCTTCTTCTAATCCTTCAGGAATTTTGACAAATAAGACACTGGACAAATCACAGTTGAGGTGCGTGTGAGGTGGATTAAATTCTCCAGCTATCATAAAATTAACCCAGGATGAACGTATGAGCAGTTGGGTTATAGTTTTTCCATACCAGTTACGATATGCTTGGTAAAAAGGACCTAAATAAGGATCGATGATTTTACTATAGTGTGTAGGGCTAATGTAATGTTGGTGTTTAATAACTCCAGCCAATGTTTCATCAACTTCACTGGATTTTTTGCTACAAAGGTCGGCACACTTTTTTAAATCTTCTTGTTGCATTTTTATTTTAAAAAGAAGGGGTCCCCAATAATAAAAATTATACTCCCTCATAAACGAAATGCCTTATAAATATCTTTTGGTCTAACAATATGTAAATGATCTTTGGTTCGTGTTGCACCGACATAAAATAATCGATTCTCGTCATCAGGAAAACGATCCATACTTTTTTGAGTATTTCTACTTAAATCGGTAAGAAGAACTACATTTGAACATTCTCCTCCCTTGACACCATGAATCGTTGATAATAAAATACGCGGTTCTTTATTAAGTTGTTCACCATTCGCTCTCATTTTTCGAATATATTCAATTTGATTTTGTGGAGCAGAATCAAAAGCTTCATACCAAACAGCTTTAGTTTTTAATCCTTGATAGCTACATGCTTCGGTGATGTTGTAAAATTTATCTTTATCTAAGTATTGAAGATTTTCTTTTTGATAATGTTTGGGAGACATATATGATGCTATTCTTTTAATTTGTTCATGATTTAAGTCATTGTTTTTACGCCATTGTTCCCAATCAATAACAGCTTCATATAAGTCTTTTTCATACCCTTTCTTAAATTTATTTCGATAATATAATCCTTTAGAATACAAAACATTTTCTAATTCATTCAACATGTGACGAGTTCTTGCTAGTACAAACCATTTTCCACTCCTCATATCTACATCTTTAAATTCATGATAATAAGATAATAATCCGCTCTTACTTTTCGGCTGCCATTCTTTATGAAGTCTTTTAGAAATTCTTTTAACAATTCCCATAGCTACATCATGTACGACTCCTGGTATTCGATAAGATTGTGTAAGGTTTAATATTTTTCCTGTTTGAGTAATAAAACTATCCACATCTGCACCCGCCCATCTAAAAATAGCTTGGTCATCATCACCTGCAATATAATTATCCTCAGTTTTATCCCAAATAGATTTTGCCATATTCCACTGCAAACGAGATAGATCCTGAGCTTCATCAATAAATACAACATCAAATTTAGGAGAGACATCTGATTCTGTAAACTCAGAAATCATATCATTGAAATCAATGAGTCCATGAGCTTTTTTATAACTTTCTAATTCACTACTTAAAATTTTTAAATCTTTAACTGAAACTTCTTGAGAATGTTCTTTTAAATTATATTGTTGTTCAGGCGTAATACCTCTTAATCTGGCAAGTTGAATAATTCTTAAATAATCACTGTTGGTGGTAAATAATCCTGTTTGGTCATCGTCCCATTCATTATAATCTACACGTATCCCCGTTTGTTTTCCTATATCAGCATAATGTTTACGTTGCATTACATTTTCTTTTTTAATTCCGAGTCTTCTAAATGCTAGGGAATGAAGTGTTCTAAAATAAGGGAGATCGTCTTCGGTTAAATTAAATTTATCCATGGCTCTATCTCTTGCTTCGTAAGCTGCTTTTTGAGTAAAGGAAAAATAACCAATCTTATTAGGATCTGTTGTTTTTAAATATTTATCTACTTCGTTTAATAAAGTTTCTGTTTTGCCTGTTCCTGGTGGTCCTAATACGATAGTTTTCATTTTTTATAGTAACCTCCATTTTCACACTTTATATATCGAGCCATAGCGCCGTGTTTTTCAAGAAGATAACCTCCTACTTTTTTAAAATATTTTATAATGTTTTTTCTGTTTTTTATTGTAAACCATTCAGAAGCACTTGTATCGTAAGTTGAATTATAAGTAGAAAAATGTCTAAAAAAAGAATGCAATGTTTTCTCTAAATTAAAACCATTTTTAGAAAGGTATTCAAAATAACAAATATAATTTAATCCGAAGGGATTATCTGTTCTTCCACTAGATCGTGATTCCAAATTGTGTAGGGTTTTTCCAATTTTATAGTGGTCTGTTTTATAGGGTCGGGTTTCTTCTGCTAAGTAAACACTTATAATATCGTCTTGGCCTATAGAACCTAAAATTTCTCTAAACTTATTGGCTGTGTGTAGAGTTTTATGGTAATTTCTTTTCTCTAAATCTTTTTTTAAACCTTCTTTAGCCTTTTGTACTATACTGTTAAACTCTATTAAAAGCTGACCTCTCAAAATTTTATTTTCGTCCACTTTAATCGCTTTTAATTTTTCCACATGCTCAACCACTAATGGTGATAGGTTAGGATTCAATAACTCAGATCCTTCTTGTCTTGATCGCTTTGTACTATAGCCAGCAGCGACTGCTGCTTCGGCCTGTGTCATAGGTCCCTCAGTTCCGCCGAATACTATGAATTCAGCAAACCTTGTTTGCATTCTTGTTAGTCGTTTAGGAACTCCCATATTATATTTTCATAATGTTATGTGTTGTTGGTATTGTTTTCATGGAATAGGTACACCTAAATAAATTTGAGCCATCATCAAATAGTGAATAAACAAAATTAATAAAACTTTTTGCATTAAAAAACTTCCTTTGGTTTAAATTGTTTAGGACGGTATACATTTTCAGCTTTTTCAAATTTTTCTATTGTCATGATTGTTTTATTTTGCTTTCCTATCATTTCTCTTTTAATTTTACATCCACACTTATCTCTTAATAACATTTGTGTTTCATCATATTTTTCAGACCATCTTCTTTTAAGCAGATGGGAATTAAAAAATTCTCTAAAAATAAAATGATGTGTTCCTTCGTGCGTCCAGACATTTCCACGAAGCATATCTTCTTTAGTAGCACCTGCTGCTGTACGATCGGTACAATATACTTCAAGATGATCAAGTAGTTGTTCTACTTTTGAGGATCCTTCAGGTGGTTCGACGATTTCTATGTTAGCAAATAATAATCTTACCATCTCATTAAAATCTTTTTTCTTTAATGTTGGTGGAACTTTATTAACATATTCCATTACCGCTCTTTGAAATAATCTTTGTTCTTGAAGATAAGAAGTATCTTTTAATTTGACTCTTTCACCATCAACATTAACGTAATAATAAGGTTCATCTAAATTAATTTTTTGTAGATCACTTAAATCAGGAAATAAAGATTGACCCCTGATACCATACTTTCTTGTTAAACATAATTTCTTATCACAATGATCACACATGGGTTCTTCATTACACTTGAATCCTAATTCCCTATTTAAATTATATTTTATTTTTTCTTGAATAACTCTGTCTTCTAATGGTGGATCAAAATATTTATAATTAAAAGAGTTGATATGTTTCTGCCATTCTTCAGGCCATTTTCTTTTTGCGTATTGAATGTATTGATAAAGAACTCTATCTCTCCCATCGTTTAATTTAGTTTGAGTTAAAGATTCTATACAAGGAGGACCATCACTAAATTCTGATGGTGGTCTTTTTAATTCTAGCTTTTCTAATTCTTCAGGAGTGAGTCGTTTTATTGCTAAAAAAAATTGAGATAGTGTAATAGCTTCACCTTTAAAATTAAAGGCATATCTTGTGGTATTTGTTGAATTAAAATATGGTAAGTTTAAAAAATTTCCTGTATCATCGTCCGATTTCAATTCAATTTGTTTCGGAAAAACTTCTGCACTACCAAATCCTAGAAATGCACTAATTGCTGTAAGTTTATCTCGTAAAAGTTTGGCTTCTACAGGAATAGTAGTGAATAAAAAGATGTGTGCTCCTCCACTTTTAGATCGACATACAGTTAGAGGTAATTGATTGTTATTAATAAGATTGATAAGTTTTTTATGATTTAAATTATATTTATCGACATCAATACATCCCCATCGACATTTATTATTTTCATCAATAGGTATGATTCCTAGACTTGGTTCAATACCATTCAGATGGTCTTGCCAAAGTTTATCAGTTACGGGTTCACGTTTAACAAATGATTTTCCTTTAACCTTTGTTCCATCAGAGCTTTTCTTTTCGACGTAGGTACACCCATGAGCTCGTTTTAATCCAGAAAATAAATCTATAAAATTCT